CGACTACACGCCGCCTTTGAAGCGGGTCAAGACCACGAGCGCGAGGCGTGTGCAAAGGTGTGTGATAACAAAGCAAACGAGCACAATTGGGAGGGTGGCTATGCACATGAGTGTTCCGAAGCAATCAGAGCAAGGAGCCAAGAGTGAACTGCCCCATCTGCAACGCATGGACTAACCTTTTGGATTCTCGAAAAAGATTGGGCAGCACGTACCGGCGCTACGAGTGCGCCAACTTGCACTACTTTACAACCAAGGACGACGATGTGATAAGCACTCACGAACAAAAACGAGGGCGCGGCAGACCGCGCAAGCCGACGCACACCATTAACTCAAGCAACACCGTCGCCGTCTCGACTGACACGTACTGGCTACCGATTGACGACGATACACCGCGCAACGTCAAGCTACAGTTGTTGACCAAGGCAGGCGTTGCCATGTACGGCAACCTGACCGGCGACATTACTTTTTTCACGCACTGGTGCCCGCTACCCAAGAAAAGGACTGACAATGTTTGACCTAATTCGCTTCGACCACAATTCACAAAGGTTTGTTATGAGAGATTTACGCGCCCCTGCCAACGCATTCGAGTGGAGGCGCTTTGTTGTAGAGGAGGCCGAGCGCCGGGGCGACAAGCCAAGCCAGCTAGATGCAGGCACAACGTCCCGCGAGCGCAGCGTAGCCTCGACAAAGGCTGTTGAGCGGCTCAGGGAAACCAAGCCCAAATACGGCACGATCGGCATGAGCAAGAAGACCGCCGAGATGCTTGAACTCAAGCCTAAAAATTTTAGCATTTACAGCAAAGCACGGACTAAAAAGGAGGTCGAGGCATGAAAGCAGACGACATACAAGTTAGCGGCAGCCACTACAAAGACATGCCCATCCAGCCTTGGACTCTCATGGAAGCGGTACTGACCCCTGCGGAGTTCAAGGGCTATCTCAAAGGCAATGTTATAAAGTATTCGATGCGGGCGGGCCACAAAGAAAACAGCGACGACGCAGGCAAAGCCAAGCACTACATGCAGAAACTTAAAGAGGTGAGTTGATGGCCGCAACTCCCGAGAAAAAAGTCAAAGACGCAGTAGCCAAGATCCTCAAGGGAAACAACGTCTACTACTTCGCCCCTGCTTCAAACGGCATGGGACGGGCCGGGATTCCGGACCTCATCTGCTGCGTTGACGGGATGTTTCTCGCCATTGAGTGCAAGGCGGGTAAGGGCAAGACCACGGCACTGCAAGATCGGGAGATCAACGCCATCGTGGCCTCAAAAGGCTTGGCTATCGTCGTCAACGAAGAGAACTTGGCGGATGTCCAAGCGGGGATAGATCTGCTCCGGGGCCAGCGATGACACCCGGCGAGCTCCTTGAGATTCTCAAAGGCAAGCTACCTGAAGCGTCAAAACAAGAACTGCGCATGGCAGCAAAGCGTATCAACGACCGCAAGCGGTACGCAGAAAAAACTCAACTCAACTGGACTAAAGATGCCCCAAGTGATAACGATCGACTTCGAGACTTTTTACAGTCGCGAATTCAGTTTGACGAAGCTAACGACTGAGCAGTACGTTCGCAGCCCGCAGTTTGAAACCATCGGCGCTGCTATTGGATGGGGCGTCGAGCCGCCAGTTTGGTATCCCAAGCCTGATGTAGCCTACGCCCTTGATGCGATTGACTGGTCGGACAAGCTGGTGCTGGCGCAGAACACCGCGTTCGACGCTTCAATCTTGGCATGGCACTACGGCGTTAACCCGCTGGCATGGCTTGACACACTGGGCATGTCGAGGGCGCTGTTTCCCCATGCAAAATCTCACAGCTTGAAATCGCAGGCCGAACGCATTGGCGTCGGCGTCAAAGGCGACGAAGTGCTCAACGCGCTAGGCAAACGCTACGCGGACTTCACCCCGCAAGAGTTGGCTCGCTACGGCGAGTACTGCGTCAACGACGTACTGCTGACCAAGCGGCTGTTCCATAAATACATGGGCATGGGGTTCTCCAAGATTGAGCTAAAGCTGATTGACCTGACACTGCGGATGTTCGTGGAGCCTGTTCTAATATTAGACAAGCCGAAACTCCAACTCCACCTTAAAGAAGTACGTGAGTCCAAGGCCCAACTACTTGATGACGTCCGCGACATGATGCTGGCTGAGAGTGATCCGGACTTCGTACACGCGGTGTTCAGTGAAGGCACCGACGGCATCAAGAAGCTGCTCATGTCCAACGAGAAGTTTGCGACGTTGCTGCGCTCCTACGACGTGGAGCCTCCGACCAAGATTAGCCCAGCTACGAAGAAGGAAGCCTACGCGTTTGCCAAGACAGACGAAGAGTTCATTGCCTTGGGTGAACATCACGACATTCGTGTGCAGGGATTAGTTGCAGCTCGCCTTGGCACCAAGACAACGATTGAGGAGACGCGCACTGAGCGCTTCATTGGCATGGCAGATCGTGGGGCGTTCCCTGTCCCCCTGCGGTACTACGGCGCACACTCGGGCCGCTGGAGCGGCCAAGATTCCGTGAACATGCAAAACCTCCCAAGCCGCGGGGCGAACGCAGGCCGGATAAAGAAAGCCATCAGGGCCCCCGAGGGTTACGTCGTGATCGACTGTGACTCTGCGCAGATCGAAGCGCGGGTGCTGGCGTGGCTGGCTGGACAAGACGATCTGACCGCGGCGTTTGAGCGGCGCGAGGATGTGTACAAGATCATGGCCAGCAACATCTACGCTGTGCCGGTGTTGGAGATCACGGGGCCACAGCGGACTGTGGGTAAGACCGTCGTTCTGGGTGCAGGCTATGGCGTGGGGTGGTCCAAGCTGCAGCTCTTTTTGAAGATGCAGGCGAAGGTTATCGTGGACGACGTTGAGTCTAAGCGCATCGTGAACGCATACCGTGGGACGTACAACCGGATACCCCTGTTGTGGCGCAAGGGGGAAGAAGCGTTGGCAGCGTTGGCGCAGGGGCAGAGTATGGTGCTCGACGCACAAGGCCTGCTGACGGTGGTGCCCGACAAAGGCATACGCCTGCCCAACGGATTGTTCATACAGTACCCCGGCCTCAAGAAGGTTGTGAAAGAGGATGGCAAGGCCTCATGGGTGTACTACAGCAAGGGAAGTCCCATCTACATCTACGGCGGTAAAGTTATTGAAAATGTCTGTCAAGCTGTGGCCCGCATCGTTATTGGCGAGCAGATGCTGCGTATCGCCAAGCGCTACAAGGTCGTACTTACCGTTCATGACGCCGTGGCCATCGTCGCTAAAGCGGAAGAAGCCGCCGAGGCCCAAGCCTTTGTTGAAGCGTGCATGAACTGGCGTCCAAAGTGGGCGCAGACCCTACCCCTTGCTTGCGAGTCGGGGATAGGCAAATCGTACGGGGACTGTTAAAATTGGCCCTTAACAATCTCAATAAAGCAAACCCATGGCACTCGCATTTTCGTACTCCGCGATCAAGGACTTCCAAAACTGTCCCCGCAAGTACCATGAGACCCGTATCCTCAAAAAGTTCAAGCAGGCAGACAGCACTGCAACCCTCTATGGCACCGCCGCACACAAAGCCTTCGAGCTATACATTCAAGACGGGACACCCCTTCCTGAAAATTTTTCACAGTACAAGCGCTTCGTGGAACCTCTCACTCGAATCAAAGGCGAGATCAAGTGCGAACTCAAGCTCGGCATCACCGCGGACTTCAAACCCTGCGAGTTCTTTGGTAGGGACGTGTGGTTCCGCGGCCTGCCAGACTACCTTGCGCTCAATCATGAGACGGGCGTTGCCCGCGTCGTAGACTTCAAGACGGGTAAGTCCAGCCGGTATGCGGACACGTCGCAGTTGGAGTTGATGGCGGCCATGATAATGATCCACTACCCCGACGTAAAAGTGGTGAAGGGCATGCTGCTGTTTGTTGTTGCAGACGCCATCATTAAGGCGGAGTTTTCTCGGGCCCAACTACCTAGCATCTTGGCCAAGTGGGCGGGCGAGGCCTCGTTGATTGAAGCTGCTGTTGGCCACGGAGTGTGGAACGCCAAGCCGAGCGGCCTGTGTAAATTTTGCCCCGTCGTTTCGTGCGACCATCATAGGAGCTGATACTTCCGTCGCCGAGTTCGTAGAATGGTGCCGAAAAGTTGTTATCCACCACACCACCTTGCAGTCAGAGCAAGGAGAAAAGGAGTAGAGTTATGGCCAAAAAGCGTGACTATAAATAGCGAATATGCTAAGTACCAAGGCCAACCCGCGCAGATTGCCAATCGTTCTGCCCGCAACGGCGCACGGCGCACCTATGAGAAGGCCAACGGCGCGGTGCCTGACGGTATGGATGTAGACCACAAGAAAGCGATGTCCAAGGGTGGCACGTCAAAGGCAGGCAACCTGCAGGCCGTGGCTGCCAAAACCAACCGTAGCTTCGCCCGTAACAAAAACGGTTCTATGAAATCGCAAACTAGCAAACGCGAAGCCAAAAAGTGATATAGTTTCCGAGAGCACTTTTCATAGGGTGTTCTCCTTGGTTGAGTTGACATGAGTTCGCACGGTAGTTTAGGCTACCGTGCTTTTTTCGTCGCCTAAAGGAATTTCCGTGCAAATTATTGACAACCGGGCCTTGCTGTTTACCACCAAGAAAGCGGATCAGATCACCGCTTTGATCCCAAAAAGTAGAGTCCTTGAGCGCAACGGCGAGCTAGCTAGAGTGCTGGTGAACTGGGGCCCTGACGAGGCTAAACTCCTGCGTAACCTACGTATTAAAAACGTGCCGCACCCCATCACGGGTCGATACAAGTGGGCAGGTGTGTACACACCGTTCGCACACCAGCGAGTCACCGCGGGGTTCTTGGCCACCCACCAACGCTGCCTTGTTTTGAGTGAAGCCGGGACTGGCAAGACTGCCGCTGCCGCGTGGGCCGCAGACTACTTGATGCAGCAAGGCGAAGTCAAACGCGTGCTTATCGTATGCCCCGTCTCAATCATGGACACTGCATGGCGGGCCGACCTATTTCGCACAGTTATGCACCGCACAGTGGCCATTGCATCGGGCTCCCGTGAGCGCAGGGAGAAGCTCATCGACGGCGACTACGAGTTTGTCATCATCAACTTCGATGGCGTCAAGGTAGTCCGCACGGCGCTGGAGGCGGCTGCGTTTGATCTCATCATCGTTGACGAAGCAACTGCCCTGAAGAATGTCCAGACCGACCGATGGAAAGCACTGAACGGCTTGCTCAAACCGACAACACGTTTGTGGCTCATGACCGGCACCCCGGCATCCCAATCCCCAGTAGACGCCTACGGCTTGGCCAAGTTGGTTGCCCCGGAGCGAATGCCGCGGTTCTACGGAACGTTCAGGGATTCCGTGATGTACAAGGTCACACAGTACAAGTGGGCAGCAAAGCGCGACGCGCAGGATACCGTGTTCAAAGCCCTGCAGCCTGCGATCCGGTACACCAAAGAAGAGTGCCTCGACCTACCAGACATGCTGTACACCAGCCGTGAGGTGCCGCTTACAGTGCAGCAGCAGAAGTACTACGACATTATCAAGAAGTCGATGGTGGCACTGGCTGCAGGCTCTGAGATCACGGCGGTCAACGCAGCGGGACTGCTCAATAAACTCCTGCAGATCTCGCAAGGCGTGGCGTACACGACAGATAAAGAAGTTGTTGAGTTCGATGTATCAAACAGGCTCAACGAGCTGGACGACGTGATCCAGCAAACTACGCACAAGGTCATCGTGTTCATCCCGTTTCGGCACGCGATGGAGAAAGTGCAAGACGAGTTATCCAAGCGAGGCTACGCATCGGACAGTATCCACGGTGGGGTGCCTGCTTCGCAACGCGCCGACATCATCAAGCGTTTCCAGACCGAAGCCAGCCCCCGCATCATTCTGCTGATACCCCAAGCCGCCGCTCATGGCATTACGCTTACCGCTGCAGACACCGTAGTGTGGTGGGGCCCAACGTCGTCCGCCGAGATGTACATACAGGGTAACTCCCGTGCGCACCGCGCTGGCCAGACAAACAAAGTCACGGTTGTCCGCTTGCAAGGCAGCCCAGTGGAACGACGCATGTACGACATGCTCGACGGAAAAGTAGACATGCACCAAGGTCTTGTCGACCTATATAAACAAGAAATCGCTTGACACCGTTAATTGACTGTGTATAATTCAATACGGGGGGAAAGCGGATGCTGGACGGAATTGGGGCTGTTACCCCAACCAGTTACCCAGTGCAGCGAGTACCCCCACCCCAACTAAAGGACATAAAAATGACTGAAGCAAAAGAGGCCCCTAGGTACGACGCGGATCGGCTTGTGCGGGTGTACATAAAAATCCGTGATGCCAAAGCCCAGCTCAAATCGGAGTTTGATGAATCCGTGGGGCGACTTGACGTGCAGATGGATGCCGTAGAGGCAGAGCTGCTAGCCCTGTGCAAGACTACTGGCCAAGACGGGGGCCGCACGGACCACGGCACGTTTACCCGCACCGTTAGGACCCGCTACTGGACAAGCGACTGGCAGTCAATGTATGCCTTCATCAAGGAGCACAACTCGATTGAACTGCTGGAGCAGCGCGTGTCGCAGGGGAACATGAAGGCGTTCCTCAAAGAGAACCCGGACAAGCTCCCTGCTGGACTGAACGTCGATTCTAAATACGCAATCACTGTACGGAGGCCAACCAAATAGTTCTGCCCTAAGCCAACCCTAATTAATTTTCAACTGCCTTTCAACTAACCCTAGAGACCCATATGTCCGAACTTACACTTTTCAAATCCGGTGCCACCCTCCCTGACTACCTGCGTGGCGAGCCCGATGAGCTAACCAAGCGCCTTGCTGGCGGTGCCAGCATGAAGACTATCTCCACTGAAGGCGGCGTGTTCCGCATGATGGTCGGTGGCGATGAGGTTGCCAAGAACGAAGAGCGCTGGATGAACATCGTAATCGTCAGCGCAGCGCAGAACGTAGCCCGTACCTACTACGAGGGTACATACGTCAAGGGCGAATCCACCGGCCCCGTCTGCGCATCCGGTGACGGCAAGACTCCTGACGCAAGCATTGCAGAGCCGCAGAGCAGCTCGTGCGCTACGTGCCCGAAGAACATTGCGGGTTCTGGCCTGAACGGTTCCCGCGCTTGCCGCTTTAATCAGCGCTTCGCCGTGCTGCTTGAAAACGATCTGTCTGGTAACGTGTACCGCCTCCAGCTACCGGCCACTTCGCTCTTCGGTAAAGCCGAGGGTGACAAGATGCCACTGCAAGCCTACGCAAAGTTTCTGGCAGGCCATGGCGTTCCGATGTCGGGCATCGTAACTGAAGCTCGTTTTGATACGTCGGCCGCAGTTGCAGTACTGAAGTTCCGAGCTGTCCGCCCGTTGACGCAGCCTGAGTTGGCAATAGCTCGTGCCCAAGGCGCTTCCGAAGATGCACTGCAGGCCATCGAGTTCAAGCTGGCCCCGCCGAAAGAAACTCCAGCACTGCCAATCGCGTTTGCAAAGCCAGCCGCCAAAGCCGCGCCTAGCGAAGCGGAGCCAGAGGCTACTGCAAGCGAGCCGGTCAAGCGGGCGTCTAAGAAGCCTGACCCTATTGCCACCCCAAAGGCTCTTGAGGAAGCGTTAGACGCATGGGGCGCTGACGATGAGTGATTTCCGGGGCTATTCCTACACCATCGTCAAGGCGATTGCGGCAGCAGACCAAACTCTGCCCGGTGTTAGGTTGGCTCAGGTGTGCGTTACCCACGACTTATCGGTGGCTTCGGTTGCCGAAACGTTGGGGGTTTCCCGCCAAACGGTGTACTCATGGTTCATCGGGCGGTTCAAGCCGCGACAGCACGAAGCCAATCGCATCGAAGAATTAATCTTGCGCTACACAAGAGTGCGAGTATAGTTGCCCCGGGGCTAGAGGAAGCTGATCCCTTCCTGACAACGCGGAACACGGGCCGCGGCCCCACCTTTTTACACTCGTTCCTAACTCGTGAGGATTCGTGGACCATTCTTTTTATAAAGCCGTACTGCCCCCCGAAGGCCCCTACTGCGTAGTAGGAATCAAATCCGGGGCGCTAACGCACACATACCATGCCTCCATTGAAGATCTAATTGCCCGCGGTGCAGTTCTTCGGTCGAGAGATTCCAACGTATTCTTTGCCCTTGCCAGCTTCGTGGACCAAGCCGAAGGGCGTAAAGCCACAAACGCGAAAGCCTTGCGCTCGTTTTTTATTGATCTGGACTGCGGTGCCGACAAGCCATACGCGAGCCGTGATGAAGCCGCCGTGGCGCTCAAGGCATTTGTTGCGTCAGCTAGCCTGCCTACTCCGTTTATCGTGAACTCGGGCCGCGGCCTGCATGTTTACTGGCCGTTCCATGAAGTGCTTGATGTGCCAACGTGGCGGTTGATGGCCCGCAGGTTTAAGACTCTCTGCGTAGAGCACAAGCTCGGCATCGACCTGACCGTTACTTCCGACGCAGCGCGGGTACTACGCATGGTGGATACCGAGAACCACAAAGTTGTGCCGCCGTTGCCCGTGCAGTTGATGGTTAGCGGCGTCATTAGCCCGCTGGCTACGCTTGAGGCACTCCTCCCCGCCGGTGAGGATTCGATGGACTGGGACGCAGCGCGTGCCGACGGCGTAGACGATATGACCCGAGCATTGGCCGGAGGTGACTACCCAGCAACGGAGTTCGCCCGTATCGTTCGCCGCAGTGTCAAAGGCAACGGCTGCGCCCAGATCGCTCATGCAGTGCTTAACGCTGCCACACTAGAAGAGCCCCTGTGGCGGGCGGCGTTGTCGATCGCTTGGCGCTGCACAGATGCAGAGACCGCGGTGCAGGCACTATCACGCGCACACCCAGAATATTCACCCGAAGCCACCCTGCGTAAAGCGCAAGAGACCAAGGGCCCCATGACATGCGATTGGTACCGGGACAACTACAGCGCAGCTTGCACGGGATGCCCCCAGCGTTGCACAAGCCCGATCGCTATTGGCCGCAAAGTTGAAGCCGCCACCATAGTCAATGACGCGTACGTCGTAGAGCAGCAGCTTGAGCCCGACAACGTGGAGTCCGGCATACCGCAGACCGTGCAGGTCAACATCCCTGTGTACCCTTCGCCGTATTTCCGAGGTATTCACGGCGGGGTATTCCTGAAGACCAAGGATAAAGAAGGCGACCCGATCGAGCTCGAAGTCTATCGTTATGACCTGTACCTTACATCTAGGTTCTACGACTCAGACGCGCAGGGCAACGGGGAGGGCGAGATTGTCGGCGTGAATCTGCACACCCCGCACGACGGTATCCGAAGGTTTTCGGCCCCGGTCTCCGTACTGCTTACAAAAGAAAAAATGCGCGACCTGCTGTTGAAGAACGGCGTCGTGGCGATCAACAAAGAATTGGACAACATCATGGCATATATGGCTTCCTCAACCCGCAACCTGCAACGTATGTTTGCCGCGGACCGCACTCGGCACCAGATGGGCTGGCTGCCAGACGAATCAGGCTTCGTGGTTGGCGAGTTGGAGTACACCGACAAAGGTGCCCGCCTTGCCCCGGCAGGTAGCGCCACAAAAGACTTTGCTCCCAAGCTCATCCCGAAGGGGAACCTGAACGCATGGTCGAAGATGGTCAACTTCTACGACAAACCCGGCATGGAAGCGCATGCGCTGGCAATATTCTTTGGTTTTGGGGCACCTCTCTTGCGGCTCATGGGCAGCTTGGATGTGCGCGGCGCGGCGATTAACCTGATGTCCAACAAGTCCGGCACGGGGAAGACTACGGCCCAGATGATCGTCAACTCCATCTTCGGGCACCCGAGCGATTTGCTCATGAAGAAATCTGACACCGGCATGTCCAAGATGCAGTGGCTAGGCACCCTCAACTCTATCGCGGGCACGATGGACGAAGTGACCAACTACGCCGACGACGAGCTGTCTGACTTGCTGTACGACATTCCGCAGGGGCGGGGCAAGAACCGCATGGAGTCCCAGACCAACAAGTTGCGTGCAAACAACACTTCATGGTCTACGTTCGTCATCATGTCCAGCAACTCTTCGCTGTACGACAAGCTGGCCCGCCACAAGAGCACGTCCGACGGAGAACTGCGACGTCTCATTGAGTTGCGCATCACACGCCCGCTCGAAGTCACCAAGCAAGAATCCGATGCAGTATTTGGTACCTTGATCGAGAACTACGGCCTTGCCGGGCCTGTATTTATTCAGTACGTGCTGAAGAACCGGGAGAAGGTTATTGCGCAGCTAAAGAAGATTCAGCAGAAGATTGACACCGACCTGAATCTCGACCAGTCCGATCGTTTTTACTCCACCATTTTGGCCTGCGCGTTTACTGCAGCCAGCATAGCTACCAAGCTGGGTTTGATTTCCATCGACATTTCCCGCGTGTACCAATACGCGTTGACGACGGTAGCTGCAATTCGGCAGGACGTGATTCAGCCAGCAGCCAACACCGAGGCCGCTGCCGAAGAGACGCTGAGCATGTACATCAATGACAACGTGAATAACGCACTGGTCGTCAACGGACTGCGGTCCGCCATGCCGCAGGCACCGATCCGGGAGCCCCGTGGTCCGCTTCGCATTCGGTACGAGCCCGACACCAAAGAGTTGTGGATACCGGCAACGGCCCTGCGTGACCACTTTGTCAGTCGGCAGGTTGACTTCCAGCAGGCGCTCAAGACGCTGACTGCACGAGGGTTCATGAAGAACAATGGCGCAGCATCCACCAAACGGATTGGCGCTGGCGCAGTGGGTGGGTTCGAGGCGATGGGCATGCGCTGCTACTGCTTGGACGGTACCGCCACTGGGGTCGCAGACACGCTGGTCATAGGCGATGTACCTCCGAATTCCTGACCATATTCGGTATGTCGATGTCTTTGGGGTGCTGTACTACATCCGGTGGGAAGACCTCCTGCCGGGGCACTCCTTCTTCATTAAGACGACAGCAGCCGCACGCGTAGTTAAGCGCTCCATCCGACCCGCAGAGACGTTTCTGAGGGTTACATTGAGGGCCCACCCCCGCTGCGAGTTCGGATACTACGGCGTGCGGGTATGGCGGGTGGCTTAGAGTTTGCGCAGGTCGGCTTCCATCTCGCGTACAAACGAGACTAATTCATTCTCGGCGCGTCGTATCTCATCAATTTCTTTGCGGCGTTCAGTACCCGTCATACCTAGTGCTTCCTCTGTGCCCTGCTCTAACAGGCGGCGCATCCGCCCCAAGTCATTTAGTTGGCTGAGATAGCTATTTACCGTAGGCGCAGCCCCAAGTAGTGCTGCGTTCTTTTCGCCATACGCTGCAGCTTTTTCTGGATCTTTTGTTTCTAATGCGTTGTAGGTATTGACCGCCGTAGCAACTTTAGTCCGTAGGTCGTAGAACTCTGTTTTAGCTTTTCCGCCAATCGTGTCATACAAGAAAATGCTGGCAAACGGCATCTGATACAACGGACGATCAGGCCGCGTTGGGTTGATAAGCGCGTCTGTGGCTAGCAGGGTGGTTGCCCCCATCATGCCGAACATACCGCGAATCAAGTTGTCAATCTTTATCGGAGAAATGTTGGTGCTTTCTCCCAGCGCTTTAGCCAGCTCTGACGTAGATGACGTACTGCGGAACCCGGCCTCTTGTCCTTGCACAGACGCAGGCTCCAGCGCACGCTGCCCAAAAAATGAGTAGTTGGTCATGTTCTCCAAGATTGGGCGAACCAGTGAGGGGATTGCATTAGGCGAACCGTATGCGGAGAGCGCGACCTTGGATACACCGCCAATCGCTTGCAGAATGCTCTGCTCTTCCGCTGTTCCATACCGCTGGTAGTACTCGACGGTGCGCTCTGGAATGGATTTAAAGATAAACCCAAGCTCGCGAGGCACGGGAAGTTTCACCCCACCGGGCAAGATCCAGTTATTGTCCCGCACATCTTCAGACGCGCTCTTGTACCCCTCGTCGTCGCTCATGGACAGCGCGTACAGGGTGCTCATTGCCGACATAAGCGCAACGCGGCTCCAGAATAGTTTGCGTGCAGCGCTGCGCTCAACAGACGACGTAGAGTCGATACCCGAAGCCGCCCGGTACAGCACGTCCATGCCCTGTGCGTAAGCGTTGAAAAACGGAATAACTTGCGCTGCCATCCGCATCGAACTGCTGGTGCCTCTGCGGCTAAAGTTGATAAGTTCCCGTGCTCGCGTTTGCGCTAGAACCGCGTCGCCCCCCGTAATATCTCCGTCCGGTTGCTTCTTGCCCCCGGTGTCCAGCAGTGTCTCTTCGTAGACCGCAAGGCGGGCAGACAGATCAGACGCCTTGGTAAACTGTTCCAGTCGGTGCAAAAGTTGCCTGCCCGCACCACGTTTCTTTGCGCCAATTTCTGCTTCTAGCTCGGTTGTGGGCTGGAACACATTAGAGTCAAAGTCCCCAATAACACCCGCGGCTTCCAGCTGACGAACAAGGGGGGATTTCCGCCCTGTCAACTCCCCGAAGAACGTGCGCGGTAGGTTATGCAACGTTTTCATCCCAACGACAAGCGGACGGGCTACTCCGGACGTAAACATAGCGCGTTGGGCATCGTCAATCACCTGCTTCAAAGCAAACGGGGGCATAGCCGTAACGCTGGTTCGCAGTACCCGTGATGTCGCAGTCAACCCCTTAATCAACCAGTTAGTTATCTCGGGAGCCTGCTGAAACGCCAGCAAGTCATACTCATTCTGCACTTCAAAAAACACGGGCTTGCCGTCTACGTAGAGCTTAGGGACTACCAAGTTTTTGTTGGTTGCCTGCTCAAGCCCTTGGAGTTTTTTTGCGTATCCCCCCAGCTCCATCGTGCTGAGAAGGTTGACGGCGGCGTGGTTCTTCATGGATTCTTCGATCATGGACCCCAATCGACTGGCATAGGCATCTAGTACGTTTTGCACAGGGCGGCCTAGGGACCCTTTCATCTCCGGTATGTTGCGCAGTACGCCCAAGCCGCCGCCACGTTTTACCTTGCTAACCGGTGCATCCTCAAAGACGCGGCTAAACGGCACATACGCAGCGTTCTCTTTCCAGAACCCACCCTGCTCGGCAGAAATGCGCCCCGTGGAAATCATGAAGTCGATAGCCTGCGTCCGGGTTGCGTTTAGGTCCGCTTGAATATTTTGAACCGCTTTGGATTTTTGGTAGACCGCCTCAAGGGTGTTGATCTCTGCGTTCGTCATGTGCAGGACGATCTTTTCACCGCGCTTGTCATCCGCGGCTTTGTTCTGGTTAAGTCCTTCTAAGGATACCGCCTCTTGCTCCAGCGTATTATTGTAGTCTCGGAGGCTGGCGAGCCGGTGACCCTCAAAAACAGTGGACACATACTCTTTAGCTTTTTCATACGTCATGTTCGAGGCTCGCCCTAAAGCGGCCACTTTTGTCAATGCGCTGGCTATTGACTGGTCGTTTTGCCGCGTCGACACGACGCCTGCTTTGGTCAACTCGATGCCGCCGGTGCGGAAGAAATCCAGAATAATTCGAGCGCTGTCTTCTGCCTGCCGTGCAAGCACCATCGGGTTTAGATTGCCAAACGAATCCCGCACCCCCTGCGAAAACATTTGCGAAACTTTGGACTCAACGGTAGAGAACTTATCAACCGTAGCTTGCCGAAACGTGGTAAATATCCCCGACTTCTTGCGAGCATCAGCGACACCCTTGAGGCCCTGCTCAATAACGTTGTTTGATACGCTGGATTCCAGCTTCGGCATCGCCGCTTGAATGGCGTCAATGGACGCCTGCATCGCGGGATCGAGCGCATCGACGCCAAGAATTGTTTCTGCCGTTTTTGAGGTGCGACCTACGTCAGAGGGGGTAGCGGCACTAGGCTTCGTTGTACTGGGCTTTGTTGCGCCGAACGATTCGCGAAGGAACGCGCCTTGGGCCATCGACAGAATGTCGTTTGACGTTAAGTCTGCGATGCCCAGCCTAGAGCCAAACACGCGGTTAATGGCAGCCAGCATGGCTAGCCGAATGTTGTTGAGCAACGACCGTACCGCCCCAGTATTAGGCAGGGTGCCCGCCTGCTGGGCCAAGAGAACTTCTTCAATAAAGTATGCAAGAGTCTCATCTCCGTAGACTTCTTCGCCACGGGCAATATCTTCAGGCGGGATACGGCTCAGGGCCCGTTGAGCAATGTCACGATCCTGCGATTTTGCTTTGCCTGCTGCGATTTCTTGAATGCGTTTGATGGTGTTGTTGTACACACGCTCACCAAAGAGGCGCTTAAAGCCCATGTGCGCTCCAACTTCATGCAACGCAACAGCCATGGCTTGTCCCGCGGGGATTCCGTCCGCATACAGGGTGACGCGGGTGCCGTCGAAATACCCACCGATACCACCGTCGGGATGCCGCGTCTCCAGCACTACGTTTCCACTTGCGATGGCGCGGCGCAAGGCGGAGGCCAGCACGCCCTTACCCTTGGCAATTTCCGCTTTAAGGCTGTCTAACGACTGACCGTCGGCAACGGCTGCGGATGCACGACCCTTATTCTTGGGAGATTTTGTTTCCGGAGTCGCTTTAGCGTTATCTTTAGCCTGCCGGTCCGCAATACGATTCAAAATAGCAAATGGGCTGCCTGTAGCCTGTTCAACTTCGGGGGCGGGCTTAGGCGTGGCTTTCGTAGGCTGATCAAACGTGGCGGTGGTCGATGGGGCTCGGCGGGCGCGGTCGGATTTATCAACTTCGGCAAGCGCGGCAGCAACTTCCGCGGCGTCAGCTTTACGTTGCGCTTCGTCTAGTGCAGGTTGGCCGTCGACTTCAAGTGCATCTCTCTGGCTAACAGGCTGTCCAGTAGGTACCAGTCCGCGTCCGTCAGCAGGTGCAAGCTCTCCGGTACTGGGGTCTGCAATTGCTCCGGGCTCCACTGTTCTTGGTGGGGCAAGCTCGCTAGGTACTCCCACGCTTGGCTTACCTCTTCGGCCTCTAATGGTCGGCTCAGTTGGAGTCGATACGGTACTCGTGGATTGAACATTGGCGGCATCCTCCTGCGCAGCAACCTGCACGATTTCGTCTAAGACAACTTGCAGGCCTTTGGGGACTGAAGTCATGATTGTCGAATCGGCCTCCAGCATGTCGCGCACTTGTTGGGGCGTGCGGCCCTGAATGTTGTTTACCAGCCACTGTCGGTTCGCTTTCGACATTACGTTGAACGTCCGGACGTTCTCCGCGGTGATCGCATCGGGTTGCGCAAGATCCGCAGGGGCAGACTCAACTACCGGCAGGGGAGAAATAGCCGTCGCTGGGACGGGGGCCGTAGCGCGTATCGGGGACGTAGGCTGGCCCGCAGGGGTTTTGCGAAGGCCCAGTCTTTGTTGGCCCGCGGCTTCTAGCTCACGGCGCGTCGGGGCAAGACCAAGCTCGTTCAGCTTTGCTGTCGTCGCTGGTAGCTCGTTGTCAATAGCGTCTCGTAAACCGAGCGGTGGCTGCTCTTTCGGGGGCCTTACGGGATTCCCAAGCAAGTCCAACTCCGTCCGTGGAGGCAGGGGGCCGTCAAGCAGCGTGGCGCGAAACTCCGGTTGTATGGGAGCCGCGCTTGCAAATACCTGAGCGGCTTTCTCCGCCGGAAATCCAGCCTTCCTTGCCGCGGCAATCTGCACTCCTTGCATACGAAGTATCTCGTTGGGTATGCGATAATCTTCCGCTAAAATATCCGCCATGCGTTGTCGAATAGTTTGAATGCGCCCGCGTACTTCCGCAGTTTTGCGAACAGGCTCCAAGGACGCCAGCTCCGTTGCTAACACGCCGTAGCGGTCGGTACGCTTCATTACATCGCTGTAATCAGCAGGAAACGCTTCTTTCAATTCAGCTTCACGTTCAGTACGCAGGCGGGTGTACTCTTCCTGCATAGTTTGTTGCGCTGCGGCCTCTTGCTCTTTCGCAAGGACGGCGGCTTCTTTGGCTTCTGCATCTAAAATCTTTTCGCCTTCTCGCGAGAAGGCTCCCTGCGATGCGAGGCGTTGTTCGTCTTGAAGCTGAAGTCGGCGCGCTTGCGTTGCCGCCTCTATGTCTGTGGGAGATCCGGGGGTTCCAGCCACTGCGCCCGATGTTGGAGGTTGCGCGGATGGACCACGGAATGCACCAATGGGGCCTGCAGCCAGCGCCCCGGTTAAACCTTCTTGCGTTGCTTGTCCTGCTACGCCTTGGAACGTCGGAACATCGTAGCCTTCACGCTGCAACGCCAAGTTAGACGCCAACCGCTCTTGGCCACCTTGCGGGGCTTCAGTAATAGACTCTTCTAATGCAGCCCGACCAACACGCCGCGCCATTCCGGGGGCGGCAGCCGCAGCGCCTTTGGGGGTCAGCAGACGTTCAATACCGCTACCCCCGGCCACGCGACCAATTAAACCCGCAAGGGCCATCTGGTCGATATTTTTGCCAGTGTAATCTTGCGCTGCCATGGCTTTGGCGCGGGCTTCGGCTTCTGGCACGCCTGATTCACGCTCTTTCTCATACACCGTGTCGTAAATTGAGCCCTTGACCGCGCCGATCCCCTGCACGGTACTCATAATTTTCGGGGCAGAATTTGCAACTGCACCTAGAGCGGCCACAGTTCTTGCGCCAAGGCCAAGCACGGCTCCGACGGGTCCGAGAAGCATGGCGGGTATATACGGAACGAACGAACCAACGCCTTGTGCGATGGTCTGCAGGGGGGCTTCGGCAATGCTACGTGCGCCCGCTTTAATTTCCTCGAACATACTGCCCGAGGCTTCGGCCTGCTTCATCCTCGCAGCCTGCGCTTGCATTTCCGCTTGGCGGGCCGGAGAGTACTGCGCCTGTACGGCTTCGCTCTTAGCGCCCAGCGCTCTAGAGGCTACGTTATCAGCACCCGCAAAGTCGATCAGCGCTTTGGTAGACCCAATAGCCCCCGATGTAAATGCAGTAGCAATGTCGCCTAAGCCGCTTGTGTTTTGTTTAGGTGCGACTTCGCCGAGTATCCGTTTTACCGTAGACTGGATAACACTTGGATCTGTGCCGTCTGGAAATGTGAGAATTCGTCCATCGGCTAGTCGTGCGCTTACAGTCATACAGATCCTTATTTGACGAGGTTCCCCTGCGCGTCAAAAGTTAGTACAGTTCCGTCCGGGGAGGGTGTGCCTATTGTACCGCCTGCAAGCAGTATGTTGACATCATCAAGTTTTCGTTGCAGTGCAACGCGTTTGTCGAGCGTAGTGGCGAGTTTAATTTGACCTTGTATGTTTTTAGCCTGCGCTTTAAGTGCGTCCATGTCTAGGCGTCGTTCGGCCAGACCCAGCCGATTTGACATGCCCTCCGCAGCAAGTTTTGCGGTTATGACCGCATTTGTGCGGTTGAGTGCATTTTCTCCTGCTTGAAATTGCTTATATCTTTCTGCCGCGTCGACATTCATTTGGCTAGTTACAGCGGCACGGATATCATCCCGTTTCCGTCCAGTTGCTTCGGCCATCCCGGCAGTAATATCTCGCTTGCCTGCAACAAGGGTATCGCGGATGCCTCTTTCCTCGGCCCGAACTTCTCGTTTATTCATGGAGGACTGGTTCTGGCGCAACTCTTCCGTGCGATCACGTGCTTCGTCCAGTTTTTCCTGAGCAGTTTTAATCTTGTCGATACCAGCAGCGTACGCTTTAGTGCCCACGCCAGCGCCTTGAGCGATACCTGCAAGGCCGCGACCTTTTGACTGCATCATGGCTAGACCTGCCTCAAGGAACGCCATGCCTGTGTTAGTTCCTTTCGACTTCTCCAGCTCGCCTTCTCGCTTAGCTGCACGCTCGTCCCGACCTTTGAACATCGTGGACATATCCAATTCTTGGTCGGCTTGGAGTTGCGCTAACCCCTCTCGACGGCCCTTGACATCCATTTCAGTGGTGGAGCGTCGCCGCTCCTCAAGGGGGTCAACCGCGCCGCCATAACGCTCTTCCATTTCTCTTTGCAATGTCATGAAGTCTTTAGCAGGCGGCGTAGGGGCAGCCGCAGGAGCGCGAGGCGCGAGAAGATTTTTGATACCCGCGTCCGCACCAGCACCAGCACCAGCACCAGCACCAGCACCAGCACCAGCACCAGCACCAGCACCAGCACCAGCACCAGCACCAGCACCAGCACCAGCACCAGCACCGGGGGAGCCCATTGCGCGAGTGTATGTTTGCGTCGTAGGCTGTTCACCCGTCATCGGCGGTGTACCTGCGGGAGCTTGGGCTTCCCCCATCTGCAAGCGGTCCATATATGGGGTCATACTAGCGCTGTTTCCCCCAAAGACACTTTCCGGAATTGGGGGGATGCTATCGAGCCCAAGAAACCGCCCTACACGCGTGTCCCCGGCACTCTGCATAACCATATTCGCCGCGCCCAGAACACCTCGCAGTGGCAGGGTGGTTCGGTCAGCTCCGGCGGCAGCAAGTTTTCTAAGTGTTTGCGCTACGGCGGCTCGATCGCCCGTTCGCTGAGCTTCTTGCAACCGAGCGAGATCCGCAGGATCTACCCCCTGTGCTAAGCGTTGGCGCTCGTCGGGGGGTAGCCCAAAGTTCGAATCGTAGATGCTGCCTTTTTCTTGCATTTGCCGCGCAGCGCGTGCGTTTAGCCCGCCATCAGCAAACGAAATGATGCCCCCTTCAGCAAAGTTCATGTTGCCTGCGGGGAGCTGGGCGATACCGGTATCTTCCGGCATGGCTTGGGCCTGCCCTTGGGGCATCTGGGGTTGCATCTGGGGCTGTGGGCTCATACCGGCTACGGCTTGGTCGACCACTTTCGGCTGGGGCTGCATACCTTGAGCGCCTTGACTTGCGGAGCGCATCTGCTTGCGGCGATTGGACTCGGACAGGGCTAAAGACACCGTGTATGGGTCGTTCTTGTGCATCGCAGCATACTGCTGCAAGGCTTGGTCTGGCATCTTGGCCAGCTGCGACGTGATTTGGTTGACGTTAATCATGTGAGTCCTTACGCCATACGTGAGATTGCCAACTCAGCCAAACCTGCTGGGCGTTGAGCGTCGTTTACCGAGCCGCCTTCGGCCATCAATTTGCTCGCGCCGTACGCTGCCGTGCCGAGACCTGCAAGCTGAGACACCATTGAAGGCGGCTGCTGATACATCTGCGACGAGGACTGCGATAAAGGCAAGCCGCGCACCATATCGGACATGAACCCAAGCTGCTTGTACGGGTAGTTCTGCTGGTTCAAGAAGTCCTGATACTGCTGCGACATGATGTTCTGGTTTTGCTGCTGCTGCTGAGTTCCGTATGCCTGCTGTAGCTTATTGACGTCCATGCCCTGTGCGAATTGCTGGCCGCCCAGCGTACCCAGTTGACCCGCGCCTTGAATGGCTGTGCTGAGTCCTTGCAAACCGAGACCCGCGCCGTATTGCCTAGATTGTTCCGCGAGTTGTTGTGCAGACTGCCCGTACTGAGCACCCATTTCGGCTTGACGTGCAGCTTGACTGGCACCGAACTGGCTCGATGCTTCTTGGGCTTGCTGCGCTGACATCCCGTATTGCGCTTGCAGTTGCGCAGCGGTTAGTCCTTGGCCCGCACCATATTGACGAGATTGTTCCGCGAGTTGTTGTGCAGACTGCCCGTACTGTGCCGCGTTTTGTGCGCCTGTCATTCCATAGCCCGCGCCGTATTGACGAGACTGCTCTGCCAACTGTTGCGCAGACTGCAAGGCTTGCTGATTGGCCATCTGCGCTTGCAGAGACTGCCCCGCGCCGAGCTGCTGTATGCCTAGCTGCGACTGGAGATTAGCTTGACCCGTAGTAAGCCCGGCCTGTTGATTCGACTGCTGCGCCTGCATGCGTGCGGCTTGCTCTGCGTTGAATTGCTGCTGTGCCTGCTGATACGCAGCTTGAGAACCCGTGGCCTGAATATCGCCCTTCTGGGTAGCCAGATTACGCGCTGCTTCCGCATCCATGATGGCCTGTCGGGAACCCCCGAACGCGCCCGATTGTGTTGCTTGCGCACCACGCTGTGTGGTGGCTATGTCGGCAGTGCGTTGGGCTTCCCGTTGTTGCATGCCAACAACACTCTGCATGTACGGAGACATGTACGCGTCTGCCGAGCCGGGAGCTGCAAAACTCTGTGTCTCAACTTGCTGCGCTGGCCCCATACTGTATTGCTGAAGACTCGGCGCTTGCGCTTGGTACATTGCCACTTGCGACGGGTCATACTGGCCGGGCGCTTGAAACTGGTTCTGGAACTGCCCGCCTTGGTATTGTTCCGGTGCATCAAAGGAGTTTGAAAACTGGCTGCCTTGGTAAGGTGTGGACCCTTGAAACTGGTTCTGGAACTGCCCCCCTTGGTAGTTTGTGCTCAGCGCACCTAGACCTGCAGCACCTGCAAGGCTAGCACCAAATCCCGTGGCTCCAGAAGTCTGCATCCCCTGAGCGCCTTGGAAAGCCTGCTGCTGCATTGGGGTAAACCCTGCAGTGCGCTCCCGATCGTACGTCTGGTATGGGGTATTGGACAGCGCCTCGGTCTTGCCGAGCATGGTCTCTACATACGGCTTAGCGTAATCCGGGATGCTGGTATTCGTTACGGTCTGGTCTGTTGGTGCAGGAGCAGCGTCGCCACCGCTGTCCATAAAATAAAGACGCACGCCGTCTTGGGCATACCCGCTGTGCTTATTTGGAATCAACATCTAGGTGCTCCTTGCGGTAGTCGTCAAACCGCTCATAAAACATGGCCTTCCACACATCGGGAAGGATTTCTTTGGCTTTTTCTGGGCCCACGCAAACAGTAACGGCGTAAGCAACTATGTGCCCTGCAGCGTAACGCAGGGAGTGCGCAATCTCAAGCCCGTGCGGATCTTTGTTTCGCTCAAACGTATTAGCGGTTTCGTATGCGGAAACTACCATCATCCACATGGGCAGCACTTGGTCTTGGATTTGCCGGTAAAACGGATTCGCTGGCAGGTACACCAAGCAGGTTAAGAACGCCTGATTCGTGGTGTTCTCCGATACGTCCTTGTCCCCATCAACAAGATCGTCCCACGCATGCGCAAGGCTGACCAGAGCACGGTACATGTTCAAGGCGTCTTGATTGCCCCCGAACCACTCTAGTTTGCCTGCGTCTTTCATGCTGGGAGCATCTTGTCAGAGCGGGAGTTGACGGCGACTTTGCCCTTGCCCACGGTCTTGCTGCGATTCTTCTGGATACGAGCCATCATGGCGTAGAGTTTACGTGCGCCAGCGTCTGTCGAACCGTTGCCGATTTCCGACACAATACGCGAAGGTAAAACAAATTCTCCGTCGGCTAAACGTGCAGGCTGCTTGTCGCCAATGCTGGCGGGGATACTATCACTCACGCCGTCACCTGAACCCCGCAGAAGCTGCCCACCATCTGAGTAACCGCCGAGATCCGACAAACCACCCTTGGCAAACTGCACCTGGCCCGTGTATGGGTCAACACCTGCATCTTGAGCGCCTGAGACCACGTTGCGTGAAATCGGCTGCTGGTATGGCGTAGCGTATGCGCCCGTCCGAAAATCAGACTGCGGGAACCCTGTGTTGGCTCCGATGGCGTTGGCGTTCGACATAGCTTCCACTGGACCGCCGTTGGCCATGTACCGCGGCTCACCGATACCCGGCATGTTTGAGAGAATTCCGTCTTTGCCGTACTCTTTGCCCGGAGCTGCGTAAGGTTGCAGTGGGGTGTAAGAGTTCGTGAAGTACCTGCGCTCTTTAGACGACATGGGCTCGCCGGGCGTGTCTTGGAACGCAGTTGGGATTTTAGTGCGGTTGTATTCGTAGGGGCGGATCAAGCCAGTGTCCGACTCGATCTTTTCAAACGGTTCCGGCTGCATTGCACCCAGCGCCGAGATACCCGCTGCACCCAACTCCAGCTTGTTCTGCTTGGCGAAGTCCATGAACGCTTTGCTGTTGTCGGTAATATTTCCGAGTCCTTCAAGCGATCGGGAAAGTGTGGGCGCGGGAGTGGTTGTTGGTGTAAAAAACTGCGTAGCGGGAGTGTAAGGTGCAGGCACGGTCGCTGCGGAGGGAATACCGATGTCTGCCAGCGTAGTTCCAGCAGTAGTTCCAGCAGTAGAAATTCCTGCGACTTGCGGCGCAGTAGAAATTCCTGCGACTTGCGGCGCAGTAGACTCAATACCCAAACTGGCTAAGTCGACACCGGCTGTGGGCACCGCCGCAGTGGTAGTACCGGCAATTGGGGCCGCAGCGGCGGACAAACCCGTAGCCAAGCCCGCACCGCCGTAAGCACCGAGGCCCGCCATGAGACCTTTCTCCAGACTGCCAGAAGCCAGTGCCGTACCGCCGCCCAAAATACCTGCGGCCATCATCGGGTTTATTGCGCCGCCCGAGAAATACGTCATACCAGCGCCGATCACCATTGGGAGGATGGACGACAAAAAGCCTGCCTCTGGCAAGCCGGTCTCGGGGTTAATCGACAGGGAGCCGCCGTGGTGTTTGGCAAGCGCTTGCAGGCCCGCAACTTCTTGTGGGGCCATGTGGACTAACTGGGTGTCAGGCCCTCTACCGAGCGCGGCAAGTCCTTGTGCGGTTTGATTCATGTTTGCCTCTGAAAGCGGGGGTACTTGGATGGTATCACGGGGCTACCTTTAGCACAAACGAAGTTGTGTCATAGTAAACGTCACCGGGCTTGAGTTTGCCCGCTGCTTGGTCGACCTGTGTCGGCAAGCTAATTCGCAGACTTCCCGGCGATGTGGGGTCTGGCTGGCTAAAACTAAGCGCTGTTGTGATAAGACCGTTTACGTCCTGAGTTGCCGCCGCGATAGCGCCGGGGTTATCCAACTGGCTGAAGTACAGACGCAGGGTATTAAGCAGAGACTCCATAAACTGGCGGTCATACTCAACAGGCGGGGTGGGTAGGCGCGGCGCACGAAAAAGTGGATTACTCATGTCTATTTACGACCATCAGGCCGCACATCAATTCGCGGAACTCCTAGCTGCCAAGTAGTGCCAAGCGCGGTGGAGCCAACTTTGAAAGCCATCTGGCGTCCACGAACCCGAACAAAGACTTGCTCTGTGAACTGCTGCACGTTATATGTGCGCTGCCCTGCGTAGGACTGTGCGCTCACCACTGATGGATTGTTAGACTGTCCGTAGTTGGAGCCTGGAAACTGCCGGGGCCGAACCGTGAAGTCCAGCGCTGGGGCGTTGACCGTGGAGCCATCGAACGTAACGTCCGGGATGATGCGCGAAACAAACCCAAACGCATGCCCATCGCCTATATCGAAGTCAGAAGACTGAATAAACGCAGAGATTGGCGAAGGCGGGTTTGTGGTGCCGTCGTCCACCCCTTGCTCGTGATACAGCAGCTGGGCACCGTACGTAGTAGCCATAGGCTGAACCCGAAGGGCACTGTCCAACCACGCGGTTCGCGCTAAGGTGCCGTAATACCAGATGCGCTCCAAGTAGTTATACACCACGTAGCGGTCGATGGTCGTGGAGTTGGCTGAGCAGTAATACCACCAGATCTCGTTGAAGCCTTCGTTTGTGCCTGCAAAGAACTGGTAAGCCTGCGCCATATTTATGTTGCCATACACGTATTGGCGCACCGTGCAGGGGAGCGTTTCCACACGACCGGAGTACATGTAGAACTTGTCCGCACCCATCCAGTAGGTGATGTTGTTGGCCGTGGTTACTGCGTTCGGGCCTACGATCGATAGGTTGTCTGCAAGAATTTGGAAGCCCCATACATACGGAGGGCCAAGGTATTGCATGGAGTACAGCGCGGCGTCTGTCCAAACCAGAATTTCCTGCCGCGACTGTATAACCGTGACGATGGATGACCCTTGGCTCAGTCGGTAGCTGCCCGCTTGATTTGTAATCGATGGGGTCCAAGTGGCGTAGCTCTCCTGCTCCGACCAGCGGATCTGCATGGGGTCCAGCGCAGTCGTAGCGTATACGCCTGTCGGGTCGTTAGTGCCGAACGCAATCACAAAACGCGAGGCATCCGAGACCATAACGTGATTACATATCGACGGGCAAGTGCTATCCACTGAAGCCCCGCCAACCGTAGTCCCTGCTTCGATGACGACACCCCGATCAAAAATACTGGGATTGGCGTTGGTGTCCCAGTAGTACAACGCCCCGCCGCGTGGGCTGAATATGAGGTTTTCTCCGAAGTTAGACTGACTCCAGAGCCGAAGCTGCGTGCCTAAACCGACGCCTGCCGGAGCAGGAGAGCCCCATCCCGTACTGGCAAACCCTGTATTTATGCCGCCCCAACCGCCAGAACCCCAACCAACGCTTATCGTGTATGCGGCAGCGCCTGTCGTAATCTGATATTCCCCGATAACAGACGCTCCTCCATTACCGACATCCGCGCCGTTTGCTGCAACGCTAGAGACGACGGTGTATACGTTATTGTTTACAACTGTACGAACCTGAAATTCTGTATTGAGCACCGTTGCTGTGATAGCACCCCCAAGGGACACTGCACCGCTATAAATAACAAAGTCGTCTGCCTGAGCGCCGTGTCCATTATCCGTCACCGTTAACACTGTGGATGCCGGGGTTGCGGCAAAGGTAACTTCGCCCGCTGCAGTTGTTAAGCGAATAGGCGTAATGTCGTAGAACTCGCCGCCGATGCCGTTCTGGATGTAGTACTTGAGGTTTGTGCCAACGCCAAGCAAGTTATACCCGGACAAGGAAACCCAGTTCCATAACGAGTTTGCCGTGCCCCAGAACGCGCCTGTGGGCGGCGGGAGTGTGCTACCGGACGGCCCCGTGTCTGCTACCCAGCCGCCAATCTTCTCTGCGGAACCTGATCGAAAGCGCACTTTGTCGCACTCAAACCAACCGCCCTCGTTGGCCAGCGTTGTCGATTCCCGGTTTACGCCCGGCCTAAACTGAAGTTTTTGTAGCGGCACGGTGGCTCCTTACGCGTTCATGCGATTATGTGGGCGGAGTGTGCCGTTACTTCTGCGACGCGTCGGCCCCAGCCTTTTCCAAAAGTGTCCCAAGTGGCTAGGTTTTTCAGGAACTCTAGCCGGGTGGCTTGGTATGTGGCGATGAGATCGGCGACGAGGTGGCTCTGCACAGCCCGTAGTGTAGCAGGGCCGATGATGCCATCAGGAACAGCGCCTACAGCGCTTTGCAGCCACTTCGCTGCACGGCTTGGGCCTGAGTTAACCGCAGCGTCAAAGACCACGTAATCAAGTCCTGCGGGCAAGTCGTCGCCTTTAATCTTGTCCCAGTATATCTGCTTGTACATTGGTCCGATCAGCTCCGGCGTAAGCGCCCGCATTTCGGCTTCATCAACTTCGCGGCCAATCCAGTTCTCCCAGACACGTTTTGTAACTCCGAGGTTCGTCATTCCGCCGGGGTCTTTTGGGTGATTGACAAAACCGCCCTCTGATTCAAGAACGTGGGCTAAAGCCGCGTCAAAGTTAATTCTCATTTCTTGGCCTTCATGTCCATGATTTTTTCTAGCGTCCTGCCGCCAAAATAAAACGACATGACCAGCATACCCCACTGACCCAGCAGCGTAACGTAGGCTTCGTTGGCGTTGTGACCAAAAGCGGACATCATGGCAAACATGAAGTAACCGATGAAAATGGCGATCAGCGTCATGGGCCGGATGTTCTTGGATAGCCAGGAGTCGCTATTCATGTCGGCCTCCATGCGGCTGGTAAGGTTGCCCTGCTCCGTCTTGTAGAGGTCAGTCTCGTTAGCCATTTTTGCCAGCTCGCCGTCCTGCGCCATCTTGGCCAGTTCCAACTGCGCAATTGCTTTGGCTTGTGGGTCGGGAATAAGTTTTTCAATCAGCTTGCTGCCGATACCGAGGAGTTCTGCTAGTGGAAACATGGTCAACCCTTTTAACATTTACCGCTGCACTGCTGGAGAGCTTCGTACACAAGCCAGCCAACCCCACCAAGCAAAGCAACAAACACAAGCAAGATCAAGCCGATGTTGGTGATCTCGTCAATTTCTTGTTTACGCCTTAGCTCGACCGCTTTG